GTTTCTGTTGGTCCACAAATAGGAGCAAAAGTTGGAGGAGGTGCAACAGTTGAGGATGGTAAATTAACTGTAGGTGCTGATGTTAAATTAGCATTGGGAATTGGTGTATCTATTAGTCCAAGTATAACAGTTGATACAAGACCAGTAATGAATCCAATTAGAAATCATGTAGTTGCTCCTGTATCTAATGCAGCTAAAGCAACTGGTAACGCTTGTAAAAAGGCTGCGAAGAAAATGAAATTTTGGTAATGATTGGTATTGTTTTTGCGTTGTGCTTATTCATTAATGGAGAGTTGATTGAACATCGAATACAAGATAGTCTATCTACTTGTTTAAAGATGAAAAGAGAAGCCACTAGAAATATGGAAATGCAAAACAAAACATTTATGTGCGGGGAGGTAGAGGCTGAGCTTTACAAGAACGTAGATGGAAGTTATAGTATAAATAAAATTATTCAACCTAAATAATGAATCTTTCACGTAATTTTACATTACAAGAACTAATCAAATCAGATACAGCAATTCGTAAAGGGATTGATAATAACCCTAATGCAGATCAAGTAGAGAAATTAAAAAGTCTTTGTGAAAATGTTCTTCAACCCGTAAGAGATCACTTCGGCAGAGTTAAGGTGACTAGCGGATATCGTAGTCCTGAATTATGTGTAGCTATTGGTAGCTCAATAAATTCGCAGCATGCCAAAGCTGAAGCCGTTGATTTTGAATGTGTTGGTGTAGATAATGCTGAGGTGGCTGATTGGGTTAATCAGAATATTAGAACAGATCAGTTAATTCTTGAATACTATACTCCAGGAGAACCTAATTCTGGATGGATTCATGCAAGTTGGGTTGAATTTAATCCAAGATGCCAGTATATGAGAGCTTATAGAGAAGATAAAAAAACAAAATATAAACCAATAATAGGAAAGGCAGTTGATTTAGTATAATGGCTATAACAAGATCACAAATGACACAACAGATTGATGGCAAATTAAGAGGTGCCAAAGATGAAAAGAAAAAAGAAAAAAAGAAAATTTACGCCAAAAAACCCAATAAAAAGAATCCTCTCTCTAGGACATTTACTGTTTAGACCAAGAGTGGTACAATCTAAGAAGTTATATAACCGCAATGAGGAGAAGTTATACACTCTCAAAGTGGCCACTAAAGATTATGATTAAAACAATTAAAAAAATAATTTGTAAAATATTTGGCATAAAACAATGTGCCTGTAATAAAACTAAAGTATTTTTAGAGGAAGGTATCTAATGGCTAAAAAAGGACCTTGTTGGAAAGGCTATGAAATGATTGGGATGAAAACTAAGAACGGTCGTAGTGTTCCTAATTGTGTAAAAAAAGGAAATGTTGGTCTACATGCTGAAACAAAAGAGAAAAAGAAAAAAACACCTGTTTCAGGCGATAGAGATCAAAGAAGAAGAGATTTAAAAAAAATTCAGAATCCTATTTCAGAGTACGATGAAAAAGGCAAGTTAAAATATACTGCAGCTTATCAAGGTAAATTTATTAAACATGATTCTGCTGGTATAGAATTATCTAATAAAAATTTAGGTGATTATTACGGAGATTTATTAAAATAACCAAAAAGGAGTAAAACAATGGGTAAAGCGTATAAAAAAAATAAAATGGAAGAGGCTGCTGATAAAATTATTGCAGCATCTAACTTACCAGATGCATCAGATATAAGAAAAGACGTTAAGAAAAAAATGTCTGGTGGTATGGCAATTGGCGGTGGTCATAAAAATTATAAAATGACAGGTATGATGACTGCTAAGTACGGTAAAATGGCAAAAGCAAAATAGGTTAAGGATGAAATGGCTACATCGGGAACTACAAGTTTTAATATCACGATTGATGAAGTTATTGAAGAAGCTTACGAAAGATGTGGCGTAAGAACTAATTCAGGTAATGACATTAGATCTGCTAGAAGAAGTTTAAATCTTTTATTTTCTGAATGGGGCAATAGAGGTATTAACCTCTGGAAAGTTAAATCCGAAACAACTGCTTTTGTAAATGGTCAAATAACTTATAATACTCCAAGTGATTGTAATGATGTTTTAGAAGCTGTTGTAACTACAACAGGTGGTAATCAACAAACTTTAACTAAAATATCTAGATCTGAATACATTGCAATACCTGATAAGACACAAACAGGTACACCTTCTCAGTATTATGTAAATAGACAAATTAATCCAACTATAAGTTTATATCTGGCTCCTGATACGAGCGCAGTGACTAATATATTCTATTACTATCTTGCAAGAATTGAAGATGTGGGTGCATATACTAATACTTCAGATATGCCATTTAGATTCTTTCCATGCATGGTATCTGGATTAGCATTTTATTTATCACAGAAGATTGCACCCGATAGAATACAAGCATTAAAATTATTGTACGAAGATGAATTAAAAAGAGCATTAGAAGAAGATGGACAAAGAACATCTGTTTACATCACACCAAATGTTTATTACCCACAAGGATCGTAATGGCTTACGCTAAGGGTAAATATTCACAATCCATCTCAGATAGATCAGGACAAGCTTTTCCATATAAGGAAATGGTTAAAGAATGGAATGGTTCATGGGTACATATTTCTGAATTTGAAGCAAAACATCCACAACTTGATCCAAAGCCACACATGGCAGATCCTCAAGCATTATGGAACGCAAGACCTCAAAGATCTTCACCCGTAACAGTATACTTAGATCCTCAATATTGGGATGGACAATTTACATCAAATGGTATGCAACCTTCTACTGATGCATTAGAAGAAAATAATAAAAGACAGTTAGGTACAAGAGTTGGAAAGGTAACAATTAGTATAACATAATGGCGACTTATAAATTTTATTATTCAACAACTGAAATAGCGTCTTTAGAAGAAAATTATGAGTCTTCTGAAAATATAAAAAATGTTGAAACGGCTTTTAGAAATGACAAAGGTAATGTAGAATCTATAACAAGAATAGATATAGTAGCTGACCCTGATGAAATTAACACAGATGAAGCTTTAGGATATGTGAGGACATAATGGCAATAAGTTATTCAGATTTTTTAACACAAGTAAGAAATTACACAGAAGTAGATTCAAATGTATTATCAGATACATTAATTGCACAGTTTATTAGAAATACAGAATTAGGTATTGCAGGTGCTGTTGATTATGATGAAACAAGAAAATACGCAACATCCTCATTTACAGCAGATAAAAGATATCTTGTTATGCCAGCTGATTTTTTAATTATTAGATCATTACAAGTGTTTTCTACAACTGATCAAACAGGTGATCGTAACTTCATGGAGAAGAGAGATACAAGTTTTATATCAGAGTATAATAGTTCTGGTGCTACAGGGGTTCCTAAATATTATGCAAATTGGGACGACAATAATGTCGTTGTAGCTCCTACACCAGATCAAGCATATGCGGTTCAATTGAATTATATTATTGATCCTCCTGGATTTACTTCTTCTAATACTACTTACTTGTCACAATATCAAGAATCATTACTATTACATGGCGTACTTACAGAAGCTTTTTCTTATCTTAAAGGGCCTATGGATATGTACAATCTCTACAAAGGCAAGTATAATGAAGAGATACAAGCGTTTGCTCTTCAACAAATGGGTAGAAGAAGACGTGCAGAATTTGATGATGGTGTGCCACGAGTACAAGTGCCTTCACCATCACCGTAAATATTAAAGGAGATTAATTATGGCAATAACACAAGCAGTAGCAAATTCATTTAAAAAAGAACTATTAGACGGAGTGCATGATTTAGCATCAGGTGGAGACGCGTTTAAATTAGCGTTATATACATCTCAAGCTACAATTAATGCAGCAACAACTTCTTACACAACTGGAAATGAAGTTTCAGCTTCAGGACAGTATGTAGCGGGTGGTTCTCAACTTCAATCACAACAAACATCAGTTGCGTCAGGTGTAGCAATTGTAGACTTTGCAGATTTATCATTTACTGGAGTAACATTAACAGCAAGAGGTGCTTTAATTTACAATAGTACTGATGGTAAGAAAGCAGTTTGTGCATTGGATTTTGGTGGAGATAAAACAGCAACAGCTGGAACATTCACTATTCAATTCCCTGCATTTACAACATCGGCAGCGATATTAAGAATTAGTTAAGGAGGATAGATGGCTCTTGTCATTAACGATAGAGTTAAAGAGACAAGTACCACTACTGGAACTGGAACTTTTTCTTTAGATGGTGCATCTCAAGACTTTGAAACATTTGTAGCAGGCGTTGGTACAGGTAATACTACGTATTACTGTATCGTAAACGCAGGTGCATCACCGTATGAATGGGAAGTTGGTGTTGGTACAGTAACCGATGCTACTCCAGATACGTTATCAAGAGACACTATCATTTCTTCATCTAACTCTGATGCTGCAGTTA